TTATGCTCCGCTGCTGTCGCAGTTGGCCGCCGGCTGCCCCACATCCTCGGGCGTCCACTGCGGAGCGCTCCTGCGTGCGCGGATCCAACGCTGGATGTCGCTCTGGTACCAGCGAGTGCCGCCGCCGACCTTGTGCTTGGGCGGGAAAGTGCCCTTGTCCATCTCGCGGTAGATGTAGCTCTTCTTCATTCCGGTCTGGGCTTCGACCTGCTCGAGCTTCAGCAGGACTTCGGGGATGTTCTCAGCTGCGCCCATCTCGGGCCTCCGTTACTTCATTGGTGGGCGCCGGCAGCAGCGCCGTTTGCGAATCCGACCGTGCCGTGGTCACAAGGTGTGCGATCTGTGTCAGGTCCATGGTGGGGTCATCGAAGAGGGCGAGGCCGATCTGGGCCGTCAGCCGTTGGGTCGCTGTCGCTGCCAGCGGCGCCGGTGTATCGATCGTGGCGAGGGCGTATGCGCGCCAGGCGTCGCATGCGGCCTGCAGCTGCGGCGCGCCGGCAAACGTGAAGGTCAGTGCGCGGCCGCCGCCGCTGGCGGGATGGGTGCTGGTCAGTGCAGTTTCGAGCGCTGCTGCAACCGCAATGGCCGCGCGCTGCTGGGTGACCAGTGCTGACCGGTCACCTGCGGCGGCGATGATGTGCTCGACGTTCAAGGCGATTTCTCCTTCGTATGCTCTTCGATCGACTTACGCAGCTGTGCTATTCGGAAGTCCCATTCGACCCTTTCCCGCTTGCTTTCGCGCTTCAACGCGCGCTCCAGTCGGTCGAGTAGCGGGAGTACCCAAGAGGGATTGAACGGCTGGGGTTTCACCGCGATGGGCACCGGCGGCTTGGGCGGGTTGCAGTAGGGTTCGGCCCAATCGAAGGGGTCGTTACAGACGGTGCAGTGGGTTCGGTCCGCCGACCAGATGTGATCCCGATTTTCCCCAGCCCCGCGGATCTCGTGAAGCAAAGGCTGGGTATAAAGAGCCCGGACCTGTTCGCCGGCGGCAAGGGCTCGATACCACTGCTTTTCATCGATCTGAAACCAGAATGATCCGCCCCATTGCTCGAGCCTGACGGCCCGTTGCTGGCCAAACAAGCTCATCAGTATGGTCGCCCACCGATTCACCTGAGTGGCCGGCACGGGCTCACCAGCGCGGGCCGCAGTTCGCATCTCGCGCACGGCGTCACTCGCAGTGGGCGGGAGTTCTGTGGTGATGGGCGAAGCGTCGCCGCTCATGCTCCGCCCTCGAGCAGCATCTTGGGATTGATGTTCCAGCCGGCCTCACGTGCAGCACGCAGACGCAGCTCGTTGGCATCGAACTCGTCCAGCTGCAGGGCGGTGATGGCACCCTCCACCTGGTGTGGCTGCAGTGGGCGGGAGATCCTACCGAATGCGCGCCAAACGCTGAACACTTGGCAGCCCCATGCCGGTGCAAGGCAGGCCAGCTGCTTGCCGTGCTCGCGGCAGTGGCGGCGGATCATGTCGCGCGCCGTCACGTGCGCGGGCGCGGGGCCGCGCAGGGCAGCTCGAATAGATGCAGCATTGCGGCCGGGGCTCACGCGAACATCTCCAGTTGGGCGGGCTGTTCCGGTGCGCAGGTCGGTGCCGGCAGCGGGGCGGGGGCAGTGGCGCGGATGCGCGCGCGCTGTGCAGCGTTGAAGGCGAACCAGAAGCCGAGGCCGTTTCGTCGGGCTCGGCATTCCGTCAGCAGAACGCGGGCGACGTGCTTGGCCAGGGCGGCGCCGGTCATGCCGCCACCGCCAAGTCGACCGGCACGCTGTCCAGGTTGGCCTCTGCGATCGCGAACATGGGGGGCGGGCTGACGCTGTTGCCACACATGCGGACCTGCGCTGTGATCTTCAGCACTGTGCCGTCAGCGGTTCGGTCGATGATGTAGGTCGCCGGGAAGCCCTGCGCACGGAACAGCTCCGGCGGCTTGAGCATGCGCAGCCGGATATCCACGATGACGTACGGAGTGCCTTGGACGAACACCGTGACTAGGGCCAGCCGGTCCTTGGTGGTGATCGTGTCCACGGGTTCGGTGAGGCTGGGCACGTTGGTCCCTGTGCCGTAGTACTTGATCAGGAAAGCGGCCACGCGCAGGGCCCCGGCTTCATGCTCAGGTGCGAGCTGGATCAGGTCTGCGCTGACCAGCCGCTGTTGGCTGCCGCTGGCAGTGATGGTGCTGAGAGGATCGCGCGCGTCGTTGCCGGCGCCTTGGTAGAAGCCACCATTGGCCTGTTCAAGGAATGCAGTCGCTACGCCGAGCGCATGCGCAGCACCGGCCGGCCGCGACGCACCAGCACCAGAAGTAATCGTCGGCACTGGCTCGCTGGCTGCCGTGCCGATGCTGTCGCCTCGGAACTTCACCAGGTGCGGCACGGCCACAGCATGCTTCACACCGCCCGCGACAATCGTGCCCAGCGGCTGCTGCAGGTCCAATGCACGCGGAGCCTCGCCATCACGCTCGCCGTAGCCGGTCTGGACTAGCACCGGTGTGATCAATGCCGTATCGCCCTTGGTGGTCATCGTGTAAAGGGGATCGGCGCCAGAACGCGGTTCCGACTGCCCGGCGCGGCCACCTACCCCGGCGAGAATCGGGGTCACGACGGAGAAGTGGCCGCCCTTTACGCCAGCGCAGACTGTGCGCAGCGGCTCGTCAGCAGGCATGGTGCGCTGATTGCTGGCGTTCGCATGCTCGGCGATGAAGGGTGCCAGTTCCGGCATGGCCAGCATCAGTTCGCCGCGGTTGGCGGCGGTGATGGTGCGCAGCGGATCGTGGATGCTGTGCACGCGATCGCCACCCTGATGCGTTACCGGCACGATGAACGGGTCCGCCGAATCGATCACATGGCGTTTTACGCCCTTGGCGATGCGGCGCATTGTCGCGTCTGCCAGGTCCTTCTTACGCCCGAAGATGGAGCGGCCGAGATCGCTGAAGTCCAGACAGTCGGCGGCGGTCACGCGCGGCTTCTGCCCCGGAGCAGGGCCGTGGCTCGGCTTGGGCCACACGATGGCTTGCCCGTCGCGGCGACCGAGCAGGAACAGGCGTTCCCGGCTGGTGCCGGCGCCGTAGTCGCTGGCCACCAGCTTGCGCCAGTCGACCACGTAGCCCAGCGCCCGCAGAGCGGCCACAAACTGCTGCCAGGTGCGGCCACTGTGGCGCTTGTCTGGCACCAGCTGCTGATTCTCGACCGGCACGCGCTCGCCGCGCGCTGCAACGGTTCCGTCCATCTTGATGACACGTCCGGTGACCTTGCAGCGCTTGGCTACCAGCGGACCCCAGGTCAGGATCTGCCAGACGTTCTCCATGGAAATGATGCGCGGCGCGGTGTTGGTGCCGTGCAGGCGATCAGCGCGCAGCAGCTGGCCCACCCACTTCAACACCACCCACGACAAGGCGCGGGTCTTCCTGCTGCGCGGCTGGCCGCCCTTGGCCTGGCTGAAGTGCGTGCAGTCGGGTGATGCATGGAACCAGCCGATGGGGCGGCCGGCCACGTCCACGCGCGGGTCGGCATGCCAGATATCCTCACGGTGGTGCTGGGTCAGCGGGTGATTGGCAGCGTGCATGCCGATGGCCAGCTCGTCGTGGTTGTAGGCCAGGGCGGGATCGATGCCCAGGGCCTGCTTGAGCCCTTCCGATGCCCCGCCGCCGCCGGCGAAGAGATCCACAACGATCTCGCCGGGGCGCAGTCGGGAGCGCTGCGGCATGGGGAAGTTGAAAGCGCGGGAGCCGTCAGCCATGGGTGATTTCCTTCGGGCACTGATTGCAGGGAGCGGTGTGGGGAGCGCGCAGAGAGAACCTGGTCCCGCGGACGTGCTCACCCTGGCGGATGACGATGTGTCCGCAGGACAGGAGGCACTGGAACCGTCCAGTCAGGACGCTGGCCCCGGGGGATGCGACGAACTTCGCGCTGGTGACGTTCCGGACAGGTGCAGCGGTGAGCAGCTGGTCAGCCATGGGCTTGCTCCCTCTCTGACCCGCCAAGAACGGATCTATTCAGTTGGGTATCGCCTGGCGTAAATTGAGCGCCGCCGATGGCAGGGGATCCAACATGAAAACAGAGGGCTTTCGCCGCACGCTCAGGGGCGCTATTGACGGGCACCAGTTCCACGTGACAGTTACCAGCGAGGTGGAGGAGGTGTTCCAGGTTGTTGCCACTGTCGATGGTGTTGCTATCGATCTGCGGAATCATGGCGTGATCCGCAACAAAGGCGACGCAATGCAGCTTGCGATGGTGGCTGTGGAACGGCACATCGCGGAGCTGGGCCGGAAGGGCTGAGGTTGGGGCAGCCATTGATGCCGCCGTGTCAGTGGTGATCGCCTTCATCGCCAGCCCCGCAGATACTCGCCGAACGTCACGCCGCCGTCGTAGCGCAGGAACTGCTGGTAGCGTTGCTGGGACCTGGTCAGCTTAGGCGGCGGCGGAGTGCGCTCCTGTACCGCTGCGCGGCCGGCTTGGGTGACGTTGAACAGGTCGCTGCCGCCGGTGATCGCAGTCCCCGCGCGCCGGACCATGAATCCACGCTCGACCAGCGCCACGCAGTGCCGGTGGTCGGCGCCGCCTTCGCCGGTGACGAAGTGGTTGCGATAGCTACGCTGCCAGCCGTGCTCGCCGACGCCCAGGGCGTGGCGAAGGATCTGCAGCTCGGCATCCGGCAGTGCGCCGGCGTTCGTCTGGTTAGCCATTGCCCACCGCCTGGCTGTCGATCAGCCGCTGTCTCCGGGTGTCGATCACATACAGCACCGAGTTTCGGCGCACCACGTCGTGCCCGTCGATCTGGCCGACCACGTTGACCACGCAGACGGCTCGGCGCAGCTCGTCCAGGTCCACGGCCTGCGCAGGCGCGGCGTAGAAGGGTTTGACGCGGTAGATGCCAAGCTCGGGGTGCTTCCTCCCGCGAATCTCGTACACAGCGCCTTCCAGAGCTGACGGGTCGGGGTCGCCCCAGCGGGGTACATACCACCTGTGTTCCCACGTTTCCCCATCCTTCACCGCCTGCACAAGGAAGGCGTCCGGCTCCCCCACCGGCTGGCGGGCGGCAAGTGCGGCTTGCAGGCCGGCGCGCATGGCGAAGAACGTACCGAGTTCGGGTGCGTCTTCGGGCGCGCGCGACTGCTCGTCCCAATTCTTGTCGTATGCCTTGCTGTAGGCATGGACCATCGCGTCGGTGACATTCATGACCGTTCCTTTTCGGAGCTGATTGCCACTTCCAGTTCGTCGGCGCAATCTCGAAGCTTCAACTGGTGGGTGAGCCCAATCGCGTCATGTACGCTCAGTTCGTCTGCCCGTTCCCGCCACTCGGCAGGAAGCGCACGCACTGCATCCCCCTGACCACCCGGGGAGGGCTGTACGCTTGCGCCACACGCATGACACCGACCATCGGCGGGCACGCGTGCGTAAGTCATGCCGCAGTGCTTCACAGGGCAGTGCGCTGCCTGTGCACCCGGGGAGGGCTGGGCGGAGAGGTGCGGGTACTCGGCTCCAACGCGGCGCAGGCATTGCCTTTTGAATTCCTCGATGGCCGCCGCCTGGTCTGGCAGGGGAATTCCATCGCCACGCGTGACGATCAGCGCAGGAAGCTCCTGCGGTGGCTTCTCGTCCTGATCCCCCAGCCTCACCCTCCCACCGGGCTGCGCGTCCGCCAGGGTTGTCTTGTCGTTGCTCATGCCTGCATGTCCTTGCTGTTGGTGGAGCGCACACCGCGCGCCTTGGCTTCAAGTTGCTCGGCCACGCCCAGGTAGTAGGCGTGCCGTTCCAGGCGGATCGATTCAGGGAACTGGAAGTGCCTTAGCGACTCTTCCGCCTGCACACGCCAGGCGACTGCCTCGCGCGCTGGGTCGTCATCGAAAATGTCCATCTGGACCGGCTTGGCCATGGGTCAGTGCTTGTCGACGGCGCGGTGGCGGCTGTAGCCCATGCCTTCGATGGGGATACCCCGCCAGGTCAGGGCGGCGTCGATGAGAGGTTCGGGCTTGGCGTCGCGCCACAGCTCAGGCGAGCCGGCCTTACGCCGTTCCTCCCAGTCGGCCTTTGCTCGGTCGCGGTGCGGCTTCTGCATGCGGGCGAGGATTCGCCGCACGCAGTGCTTGAGATCGCTCGCCTGCAGCACGATGCGCGGAGGTTGGGAGTTCCTGGCCAACTGGTAACCGTCGACGTAGTTTGCCAGCTGCTCGCGAATCAGCTCCACCCGCGGCCTTTCGCCGCCGAGCTTGTTCTGGAATTCGGGTTCATGGAAGAAATCGACAACGACTGAATCGGTCATGGTGGATCTCGATGTGGAATGGGTTGCCGGCGCGTGGAAGTCCGGCCGGCGCGGAGCCCAGGAGCCCCGGGCGGGCGGTTGCTCAGTGGGTGTCGTCAGCCGCGAGCGGCGCGCGCTGCCGCTCTTCGCGTCGGCGCTGCATCTCGGCCTTGAAGGCTGGCCAAGTGGTCTGGAGGTCTTCCCAGCAGCGCCATGCGAAGAACACGGCGCCGATGGCGCAGGCGAGGGCGACGGCGTCGACCTTGTTGCGCAGGGCCCAAGTGAGCAGTGCGAGCAGCAGGCCGACCACGACGGCGCAGAAGAAGGGCAGGGCCAGGTGGCGCATTACTCGGTCTCCTGTTCGGTGGTGGGCTCGGCCGGCGCGGGCGCGGGCGCGGGGCCGGCGGGCGGGGTGATGGGCGGGATGCCGAAGGCCATGGCGGCGAAGAAGTCGTGGTCGGTCATGCCGTCACGCTCCGGCTGTCGTACGCCCGGACGGCGTAGGCGATCGCGTACAGGCGCCAGTAGAAGTGGAAGGTGTAGACCTGCAGCTGGTCGCCGTACTCCCAAGCATCCGTGAATCGGAATCGCGCGAAGGGCTCATCCTTGCTCGGCTCAAACCGATCCATCGCGCCAATGGCCTCTGCGACGGATTCATCGCCGATGTGGAGAACATCATCCTGCAGCTCTTCCCAGAGCTGCGGTGCCCATGCCGGCTCGCCGTCGTCGTCATCGCGGTGTTCATCGATGAACTCGTCGAATCGCTGTTTAACCAGTGCTTCGAACTGATCGGCGCAAAACTCGCGCTTGTCACCGTCGTTGGCGACACACTTCTCGGCCCAGTAGCCCGGGTTGATGCGTAGCTGCCCGGACTCTTCCCCATCGTGCTTCCACCGGAAGAACTCGAACATGTCGCAGAGCCGGGTGAACATGGAGTCGCCCATGTCGCCACTGATAGCGAGGTATCCGGGCCAGGTGACAATGTCGAACGAGAATGCGTAGCTGCCCGGGCGCTTGAACCGCAGATGGCGGTAGACACCGTTATCCAGCAGCACTTCCATCTGGTGTTCTGCGGTGTCCTTCTCGAATCTCGCAAGGGCATCCAGGCGGCTATCGGCCTTGAGTCTCATGCAACACCGCCTTGAGCGCTTGCGCCTTCAGTGGAGGCAATGAACGCCTGCAGCTTCTTCTGACTCGCTGGCGGGAGTGCGATGTAGGTGCGACCGGCGATGACGTGGTGCTGGCCGGCGGTCTCCATGAAAGTCGGCGCGGAGTCGGTGGACACGAACACGGCCATGGCCGTTGCGCCCTTCGTCCGGCGCCAGCACGACATGCTCCAGCCGGCCGGATCCTTCATCACGCGCAAGCGCATGCCACAGCCAGGTACTTCGATGACGGGGAGGCTTGGGTCGGCGGCGCTCATGCAGCACCGCCTTGTGTCCGCAGCATGCGGCGGAGGTTCCTGCGCACATCGGCGATGGCTCGGCCGGCGCTAGCGCGGCGTTCCAGAACGGCACGAGCTGCGACGTCGGCGGCTGCGGCGATCAGGTTCGGGGCGAAGCCCATACCAGTTGCGGCAGTGGCAGCCGCCGTGGCGGCGACGGCCGCGCGCTGGGCGAGCGGATAGGTGATGGCGGCGATCATGCTGCACCTGCCTGGCTGATGGTGTAGCCACGGCTGCGGGTGACGTTAATGCGGTAGCCGTGCTGGACCAGCTTCTGGCGCAGGCGGCAGACGGTCACTTCGATGGTGTTCGACTTGCGGCCCGAGGCGCCGTAGACCTCTCGCTCGATCTGCAAGCGGCTGATTGGGGTGTCGCCGGCATTGATGATGAGCTGCAGCACCTTCGATTCGGTGGGGCTGAGGGGCAGGCGCTGACCGCCGACCAGTGCCGCCCGCGGCTCGGTGTGCAGGCCGGTCATCACGGCGCCACCTCCACAAAGGCAAGTTCGTGCATCACGCATTGCGCCCGGGCCAACACCGGGGAGGTGCTCGGCTCTTTGCCATCTGCGGTCGACAGGGGGACCACCGCATTGGCCCGGACGCATGCCGCGGGGGAGATCTCGTAGGAGCCGTTCAACACGGCATCGGCAGCGTCAAGGGCGAGCTGCCAGCGCTCAGGCTGGAAGTTCTGGGTGAGGGCGTGGGTGATGCCGGGGGCGCAGTCGGGCACGCGCTCTGCTGTGCGGAAGGCGTTGAGGCTTGTCCTGGCGACGGTGGCGCGCAGGCCCCAGTCGTCGGCGGCGGCCAGTTCGTACACGGCCAAGGCGGCACAGATGCGCGGGCTGGTGATCACCAGCCCATCCGGGGCATCGCCGTCGGCAGGCGCCGCCGGCGCGTCACCGGGCGAGGCCCAGGCCGCGGCGGCCAGGACGATGAAACAGGCGAGGGCGACAAGGCCGAGGCGGGCCGAGCGCAGGTTGTTGGTGGACAGGGGCATTGCTAGGTCTCCATGCCGGCGAGTGCCGTCGTGGAGAACAATAGCGCTGCTATCTATCCATTACAATAGCGATGCTGTTTATGGAGCCAGCTTGGACGCTGGAATTTCTGAATCCGTTAAGGAATCAGAATTTCCAGCGTTTCAGGCACTCGCTGTAGGCGGTGTCGCGGAACTCGCTAATCACGAGGGTTTTAGCGGGCTCCGTGGTCATGCGTGGCTTTTCATATGCGCCGCGCACGAAGCTCACGTACGGTTCGCCGTACTTGACTGCCACTGACATTGCAGTTGCCATGGCAACGCCGGACTGCCGACCAACCATCACCTTTTCGGCTGCTGCGGATTCGCCCTGGCAGTGTTCAGCAGTCGTCGAGCGCAGCGTATCTATCGCCTTCTGGGCTTCCGCAGCCGCCTCATTTGCCCAAGTAGCTGCACTTGCGGCCGCAGCACGCGCTGCAGTGTTGTCTCCGCCAGCATTTGCACACGCTCCCAGCGAGAGAGCGAAAAGGGCTGTGGCTAACATGATCCTTCGCATTGGTGAATCTCCTTTCATCCATAGCGGCTGCGCAACAGTCCTGCATCTTCAAAACTGACGCCGTCGCGCATGCAGTCCTCGGCCCTCTCCAGATCTTTGTGCAGCTGGATCAGGTCACAGTCTGGCAACTGTTCGATGCCCATGTACCCAAAGCAAGCCTGGTCAATCAGGAACTGCATCGATGCACCCCACCGCCGGTGGAAGTGCCGAATCATGCGGTAGTGGGACTCGCGGAGGACGACGTCCATGCGCATGGCTGGCCTGACGGCCTGCAGCGGCTCAGGCTTGGCCTCAGCCGGCTTTGCGCTTCCTACCGCCGACAGCTTGGGCTTCACGCCCATCTTCCGCTGCGCGCGCAGAGCGATCAGCTGCGCCAGCTTGTCCATTTCCTGGTCGAGATCCATCGTTCCCCTTCCCCTGTTTCCTCAAATCGGCGGCAAGTGCTACGCGCAGCGCTTGGGCGAATAGATCGGGGGATTGCTCGACATCGAATGTCTCGCCTGTGGCCAGATCCAGAGCCTTGCGCACCACAGCGATGGCAGAGTTCACGATATCGGCGTCCAGTCTCGCAACCTGAGACGTGCCGAAACGGTCCATCAGCCGGGCGTACTCGGCGCTGATTTCCTGCGGCTGAAGACCAAGCACATCGGCCAGCGCCTCTGCCTTGTCCCAGGGAACAGGACGAAGGCCAGTAGCGAACTGCGAGATGAAGCTGGGAGTGACTTCCAGGCGCTCGGCTACAACGGCCTGAGTGAGGCCGGAGCGGGTGATGGCCTCTGCGATCGAGCGGCCTTCAGCGGTCTTAGGGTTTGCGGGCCTAGGCATTTAGCGATGCTATTTGAAGGTGTTCAGGAAGACGAACAGCGATGCTATTTACACGAATAAATAGCACTGCTATGTTTGGCGGCATGAACGCACCGACTCAGACCGTGGAACCGATCCAGAAGGCCATCGACGCGGTGGGCGGGCAGGGCGCGCTTGCGCGGCTGCTTAAGGTCCACCCTGCTCTGGTATCGCAGTGGCGGACCGGACGGAGGCCCGTAGCTGCGCACCACATCCTCTCCATTGAGGCGATGACCAACGTCTCCAGGCATGAGCTGCGTCCGGACATCTTCGGCTGCGCTGCCGGGCCAGACCCCGACGCCGACCGCATCGTTCCGGTTGAGGGGGCCTGAGCCATGACCCGTTCAAAGAAGCGTCGCCTCCGGACCATGGAGAAGCTGCGCAGCAGGTTGAATCTGCTGCGCGGCCAGCAACTTGCTCTCGAGGCGGCCTCGGCAAAGTGCCCGATTGAGCGATCGCGTAAGCAAGCCGAATCCAAATTTGCGTTGACGAACGCGTCGCAGATCAAGTCATCGACCACGACAAGCGCTGACGGCGCTGAAGGCGAAAGCGAATCGGCGGCCGTCTCGTCGGAGCAGCGCGTCGAAGGTCTGTTGCTCAGGATCGTCGAGGCACTTGAGCGGATCGACGCACGCCAGGCCATAGCATGCCGCCCCGACTTTAAGTCGTTGAGTACTCGTCGATGACTTCGCGCGCGTTTTCCATCTCGATCACGGCAAGCCGCAATGCTGCTTCCAAGGTCAGCGTGCGCACTTCTCGACCTGCTATGTCGAGGGTCACCTGCACCTCGCTCTCCACCTTGGCCAATTCTGAATACGCCTGCAGCTCCCTCGCCCGTTTCGAGATCAGAAGCGCCCGAATGTCCCTTAGCAACTGAGTTTCCATGTCGCCCTCCCTGCGGGCTGTGTTGTTGGCACAACAAGCTTAACGCAGAGAGGGCGACGCCTAATTCCTTGATACCGGTCGTCCTGTCCATGGCGACCACTTTGCATCGCCTCCCGAGGTGCGTAAATGAAGCCTGATCCTCAGTACCACGAGCCCCGGTCCGCAGTGGTGTTCCGCCACACGACCGATGCCATCCGCAACAGCGGCCACACCGACAGCAGCCTCGCCCAGGCCATCGCCGAGCAGTACCTGGCGGATGTGGCTCCGACCGAGCGCATCCTGCAGTTCCACATCGGCGACGATGCCGACAGCACCGAGCGCGCGCTGAAAGCCAACGCCCAGATCGTCGGCCGAATCCGCAATGGCACGGTGAAGATGCCGGTGGACCTGGAAGAGTCGTGGGTGCGCGCGCTGCCGCCGCAGTGGCGCGATGCCTGCTCCCGCGAACTGGCCCAGCGCTACGGCTTCCTTGGCGCGCGGATCCCGATGATGGAGCCGCATGCCGGCGTGCTGGCGGTTGCCCGCCTGTCGGTGGAGTTCGGCCACACGCTCGAGGCGATTACCAACGTCCTCGCTGACGGCCGCATCTGCCCGAAGGACATCCCTGAGCTGCGCCGCGCGCTGGACGAGATCGGCCAGCTCGAGGCAGAACTGGTGACGGCCAAGCGGTATGTGTCCGGCCACCTGCAGGATCTGGCGCCGCGAGCGGTGCCGGGTGCGCAGCGATGAGCAACGGTGCGATGGTGAGCTGGGCAATCGCTGTGGTCGGGGAGTTCGACAGTGCAGGTCGTCGGATCCCAGAGAGTTTGGTACCGCTTCTCCCGATGGTGGACGTGGTCCTGTGGGCTAAGGAACAGGCGCAGCCGCTCCGCGTTGATGCGCTGCAGGAGCGATTCGGCCTGTCACGCGCAACCGCATATCGCTGGCTGCTCGCGCTGCAGGATCTGAACGACCCTGTGGCAGCAAAGCGACGAGTTCCAAGCCTGCGGCAGCTGAGCACGGCACTAGGCCGTGAGGTTCCCGCTTCAGGCCACGCGGAGGCGACAGGATGAACATCAGTCCGACTCTCGGGCTGCGCTGTGGCTCAGCGCGCTGCGCGTCACCAGCCGAGCGCGAACCAGCCGTCGCACCAGTTGCCGCAGTGTTGTCGGTGAATGAACCGCGACGCAGCGCGCCTCAGCACGCGCTTGTCGGCTACAACACCACCAGGATCGTCATGGAGTTCATGCGGTGGGCCGTCGAGCGCCACGAGTTCCCGACCGTGGAGGCCATTGTTCGGCACTTCGGCGTGAGCCGCGCCACGGCGTACCGCTGGCGCAACAGCTTGGGCGAAACCTACCGGCTGGAGAAGCTGCCGCCCAACGAGCATGAGCTGATCCGGATCGGCAGCCCAGGCGCCGCAGCGAGCGGCAATCACGGTGCTGGGGAACCCTGATGATCTACTTCGAGATGTACCCGGGCGACTACCTCAAGGACACGACCAGGCTGTCCCTGACGGACCACGGCGTCTACTTCAAGCTGATGCTGGCGTACTACTCGGAAGAGCAGGCGCTGCCAGAGAGCCTGGCGGAGTTGTACGTCATCGCCGGTGCCATCACCGCAGGCGACAAGGCCGCGGTTAAGAAGGTCGCCGAGCGCTATTTTCCGGTGTGTAACGATGGCCTTCGCCACAGCAAACGGTGTGACGAGCAGATCGCCACGGCTCAGGCCCGCATCGCGGACGGGCAGGGGCGACGGGAAGACAGGAAGGCCGCCGAAGCGGAGCGGCAGGCGCGCACCCGTGCGCGTCGCACGATGCTGTTCGAAGACCTTCGCAACGTGGGTGTCGTGCCGAGCGGCATGGCAACGATGGCGGAACTGAAGGTACTGCACGTCACGCATGTAACCGGCGACGAAGGCGTGACATTGGACAAGCTGTCACGCGTGACAGGTCACGGCGAGTCACGCGTGACAGGGGGCGTGAACACAGGTGTGAACACGGGTAACCAGACCCCAGGCCCCACTTCTTCTACTCCAGATACATCACAACACGCTCAAGGATCTCTGAGCGGTGTGACCGATGCGGGGCGTGCGTGCCTGCTGATGCGGAAGGCAGGCTGCCATTCGACCAACCCCAGCCACCCCGAACTGCTGGCGGCGCTGGAAGAGGGCGTGACGCCGGAGGCTCTGGGGCATACGGCCGCTGAAGGACTGGCGCGATCGCCACCGGTTTCGAATCCGTTCTCTTGGGCGATCAGGACCGCCCGCAACCGACACGCCGCCGGCGCAGCGCCGACGAACACCACCAACACCGGAGGCCCCAATGCAAACCCTCAACTCGGTTCTGCCGAACACGTCGCTGAGCAGCGGCGACTCCACGAGCAGCGCGCGGCAGCTGGCAGCTTTGGCGGACAAGGCTGCGATGTCATCGACGGAGAGTTCCAATTCGTCCAGCACTGACCCGGACCAGCGCGCGGTGAGCGCCCTGTGGACCGTCTGGGAACGCATGGCCGGCATGTTCCCCGGGAAGTGGGTGCGCGAGAACGGCGCAGCGCCGGTGAACAACGCTGGCAGCCTGACCACCGCCGGTGAGCTGTGGTTCCAGGTGATGACCGGTATCACCCCGCGACAGGTGGCCGAGGGCCTGGCCAACTGCCTTCGCAGCGCGCTGCAGTGGCCACCGAACCCCGGACAGTTCCGAGCCATGTGCCTGGGCGTTCCGGCGCTGGCCGAAGTCGACGGCCAGATGCGGCCCGGTCAGGCCCATAGCGGATTCACCGTGCTGGTCAGGTCGAAGCTGGACCTGCACGCCTATCGCACTGCCGAGGGCGGCGCGCAGCAGCAGCGCATGCTGGCCAACGCGTACGAGCGGGCAGTGAAGCACGTCATGGACGGTGGCACCGTACCAGAACCGGCAGCGGCGCTGACCGCGCCGACGATGGAGCCGCAGGTGGTGCGCGATCGCAATGCCGCACGCAGCGCCATGGCGCTGGCGGCTGCCGAACTGGGCTTCGGAGATACGCATGGAGCCGACTGACATTCGCGCCTACCAGCGGCAGCTGATCCTGTTCTGCTTGGGCATCCACGGGGACAGCACCGCAGCTGAGGCGCTGGAGCTGATGGGCAACGCGGCACTCGAGGCAGGCGCGCCTCGCGAAGCGATGGTGCTGACCACTGCCGCCGCCGCGGGCCTGCTGCGTGAGCTGGATCGTGATGGGTTGGTGAGCCGCTGCGAGAACCGCGTCAGTGCTCGCCACGGCCGGCCAGAGGCCACATGGACGGTCACTGATGCCGGCCGCGTGGAGAGCATGCCCCAGCCGCCGTCCGGGCAGCAGCAGCTGGCCATGCCGCAGCTGGCACCGGCGCCGACCCACCGCACGCGTGGCGGAATTTCCATGGAGCAGCTGATGGGCCTGCTCAACGTCGAGTTCGACTGCATGCTCGAGCAGATGGACCGGGAGCACCAGGCCGCGCAGCAGCGCGCCCGGCACGAGTTCGAGGCCTTCCGGCAGCGCGCAATGCGCGTGTGGGGCGCTGTGGAGGCATCCGCCTGATGCCGCCGAAGAAGACGTCCAGCCGCTCGCTGCGCTACGCCTCCACGCAGGACATGCCGGAGGGCATGCGCCGTCTGGTCCAAGGCCAGGCCAGCACGGCCGCCGCCGCCCCGGCGCCAACCGCTGCGCGCGCCTACCGCCCGCCGGCAGCG